TAATACTAGTAGTGTCACCATCTTTTATTTTTTCATGTAGTTTGGATTCAACAAAATCTAATGTCTGGTCACTTACATCATCAACAGCTTTTTTAAATTCTTTGTCAGAACTGTACCATTCATAGTAAGTGGACCTAGCTATACCAACTTGTTTACAAGCAGCTGTAACAATACCTAAATTAGTTTCTAAGGCAGATATTAGTTTCTTTTTTATAGTGTCCGATTTGTTCGATTTCATACTGCAAATTTAAACAAAAAAAAAGGTGGTTAAAAAACCACCCTTAATTTCATAAATGTTTTAGGTTATTATTTTAATTCTTGTTCTGCCTGTTTAAGTAATTTTAATGCCTTGTTAATAATTGAAGATGCTTCTTTCAAATTTAAATCTAGAGGATTATTTTCTTTTGCATTAAATTTTAAACACCAAGCTGATGATTCTAATTTGCTAACAAAACTGTCAAAACTTTTTCTTTCCTCACTTCTAAAATCTCTATCATCATTCCAATCTATTCTGAAAAGGTCATAACCTTCAGCATCTTTTTTATTGTTTAACATATCAGCTAAAAAGTTAGATTCATCTAAACCTAATTTTATATTCAAGATAATAGCACCATCATCTTTAACGAAATTAAATGCTGGACTATTCTTAACCTCCCTCATTAATTTACTATTAGGCACTAAGTCACTATGCTTTTTTCCTTCATTCCATATGATAAAATTTTGATTTTTTAAAGAACCTTTTTCTATATTACCTAAGTAGTAATCATCTAAAAGGATTTTTTCAATTAAGTTTATTTTTTTATTCATTTTTATGTTATTAAGTGTTAATTATACACCAAAGATAAAAAGAATATTTTAAATACCAAAAAATATTTTACTTTTTTTAATATTTTTTATGTTTTTTTACTGTTTTCTCTGTAAATGTGTAGGTTTAAATCCCAAATTTTGCTAGATGCAATGCTTTGATTCTTGTAAGTATGTGGTGACCTAGTGATTTTTCCATTATTATCAACCTCAACATAACATTCTTTTCTGTTTCTAATAGGTACAATATAAATCTTGATACCATTGGCTATGCACCATGACTTAGCTTTAAGGTTTTCCATGTGGTCCACTAGATGCCTTTATATATTAATTTTAAATCTTCGTGTTGTTTTTTCATATTATCTATATACAATGCAAATCCAAGTAGCAGATAATTAATAGCATCAGCATATCTTGATGCAATAGGTTCTGCTTGATGCATCTCAGGATTACCAGCATGACTTAGTATAGCTTGTATATGTTTATCTAAAAACACACCCCAAACTTCACTAGGTTCTAGCTTTAATCTTTTAGCTGTTGATTTAAAATTATGCAACACATCCTGATTATTGTTAGTATATTCAGGTTGTTTTTGATTCATAATCTTTTCACATAATTCTAAAAGTTCTTTTCTAATTTGTTTATATTCTGTTTTATTCATAATTAAAATAATTCTGTTTGATTAATATTTTCTTTTTGTTTAATACCCATAACTGTATTTAAAATTGTTTTACCTGCTTCATAATCAACTAAATTTCTTGCAATTTTTTGAACACTTTGTTTGCCTTTATATTTTCTAAAATCGTAATCGTGAAATTTTGATAAAGCATCTACTAAATTTTTTGTCCTACTTAAATCTGGATTTTTTCGTTTACTTAATATATTAGGTAAATTAAAATTAGTCCAGTACAAATGTCTATTTCTTTTTTTTGCAGGAATTAACATATCATAAAATGGTATTACATTTTCTATACAATATTTTCCTTTATAATAATATTGTAAAAAAATAACTTCTTGATATAAAGACATATCTGGATATTTAGGTTTCCAATTTTCTCTTGTGTATTGACTTATGTTAATTCTTGAATGTGATGGACATGGTGGGGATGACCAAATAAAATCAAATTCTTTATAGTTTTCTAATAAATATTTATGTGCATCAGCAACAATAACTTTATCATTTGGAAATCTCTCTTGATATAATTTAGCTAATTCCTCATCCCATTCAACAGCTGTGATTTCATGTTCATCACCCCATTTGTATCGGTTGCCACCTAAACAAGCATATAAGTTTAAAATTTTCATAATTTAAAAAGGTAATTTTTCATCTTTGATTATAGTTATGCCTTTATCTCGCATGTTAATTTCTTTATAAACACCACCATTTTTAAAATCAGGTGCTATCTCAAATGAACCTAATTGACCATTAGATTTTCTTTTAATTTTTTCTATAAATATTGTAACACTATCACTACCATATTTTGTTTTTTGACCAATGTTTCTATGGCAGATTATGCCATTATATGTTTTATTAAAAAAGTCAGATGAACCACTAATATCATACATTGTAACTTTTTTATATTGACCACCTTCACTTTCAATTTTTCTTGGATGTGCCACTAAAAATACATGGGTGTTTGTTTGTTGGCAGAATTGTGTAATGTGTGATAATTCACGACCTATATAACTAAAATCTCTTTGTGCTGAATGGTCCAACATATTCCATGGGTCTATCACACAAATGTTAATACCCTTCTGAAAAACCAATTGTCTAAATTCATCTAGTATGCCCTTCAATGTTAGATTTTCTAAATCAATTTTAATCCAATAAAAATGCTGTTCTATAAAATGTTTAACACTATTTAAATCATCAGCATCACAATTTTTAGACATGAGTTTGTCAGCTATTCTTTTAATATGACCTTCATAAGGAAAACTCTCAGGTGAAAACATGGCACACCTAAAATTATATCTAGTTGAAACATTACATAGTAGTTGGTCAAGTATATCTGATTTACCACTATTAGGAATGCCTGAAACTATTGACCATTCACCAAATTGCATTTTAAAAAACTCTGATGAACCTGGTAAACCAATATCATAATTTTCAATACCATTTTCATTGTAACTCAATACATTTTGCCAAATAGAATTAATATCAATAACACCTTCTAATGGAAAATCTTTAGCATCTTTAATTATGTTTCTTAGATACTCAGGACCTTTGCTTATTAAAACTTCATTAGCATCTTTATAATCATCAAAATCTACATACTTACATCTGTAAGTGCCAAACCTTCTAGCCAATTCATTCCTAAGTGATAATCCAGCATCATCATTGTCAGTACACAATATTATTTCTTTTTTGTTTTCAAAATATTCAAAACAATTATCTAAATACTCTAATCTTTGATTGCCCTTTGATGCACCATTTGGTACTGATACAACACTATATAATCCAGCTTCATGTAAACTTAAAGCATCCATCTCACCTTCAACTACATAACACCTTTCAACATCTTTAATATTGTTTAGCCCATAAAAAATTAATTCAGCACCAGAAACAAGTTTAAAGTTTTTCTCACCATCACGATATTTAACATTAACAATAACATTATCACGATAATAATTAAAATTTATACATCTTCTTTTGGCTTGTGCTTGTGGTATAAACTCAACTGATTCACCTATTTTATAATGTACCAAAGTTGGCTCAGTTATATTTCTATTGCCAAACCATTTAATAACTCGGTCAGTTAAGTTTATATTTGTTTTAGGTGGTAATACATATTCTTTTTTTTGCTGAAATTTTACATTACCATTCCAGCCACAGTTATGACAATTGTAAAGACCTTCATCAATATTAACAGACAAACATAAATCACTTTTATTTTTTCTAGTGTGTGAACACTTAGGACATTTAGTTTTTATGTTACCAGTATTTCTTTTTAATTGTATTCCAAGTTGTTGTAATTTTTCAATCATATTTCACATTTGTTTCTATAAATTTATTAGTTTTTTTTACAAAACTTAAATATTGTTTTTTGTTTTTAAATTTTTTTGGTATTCTGATTATATAACTTTCGTTAAATTCAATACCTAAAATTTTTATAATTGCATCTTTGATATATTCCATTTGTTTAATATTTTTTTTAATTGTTTTTTTAATGGCTCATTGCATCCATACCACATTCCTTTAAAGTAATAACCACACACCCAGCATTTAGCAAGTGGTATATCTTTGTCATCATTCTTAAAATTATGCTTTACAATAAGTGCAATTGATTTTTCTGTATGCCATGAGTTTACTAATCTCTCTAATAATAATCTTTGACCCATTGGCAATTTATTATTAATCTTTTTCACTTCAAATAATATTAAGGCTTCATTGTTAAATTCTAATACAGCATCAATATCGGTGGGGTGAATTTTATCATCACCAATACCATAAAAGTCAATTGATTGTTTTACTTGTTTACTA